GGTGGATTGGGGCACCTTGGAAACCGCCAAGGGCAGCGATGGCCATTACATCTGGGTGACGGTTCCCAACGGCGGCGAATCCCGTCTGTGGCGCGTGCCAGTCATCGTGTCCAATGCCATGACGCAAGGCGACTTCCTGCTGGGTGACTGGACCATGGGCGCCACGATCTATGACCGCGAGCAAATGGACATCCGCGTGTCTGAGTCGCACAGCGACTACTTCGTCAAGAACGGCGTGGCGATCCTGGCTGAAGAGCGCTACGGCTTCGGCATCGAACTGCCAAAGGCGTTCACCAAAGGCTCGTTCGACGTGGCTGCTGGCGGCGAGTAATGAAAACGGGGAGGGCTTAGGCTCTCCCCTTTTTTGACCATGCAATACAAACTCCTGAAGAACTCAATCAGTGGCCGCAAGGGCCAAATGATTGAACTTGACGACAAGACCGCAAAGATCATGGCCCGCGTGGGACTGATTCGAATGGACGAGCCTGTCACTGTGACCCGTCAAGCATTCGATATGACCGGATCCGCTGTAGTGCAGACGAAAGTTGTCGGTCCTGATATTGTCAAAGTGACCGGGCCGGAAGTGAAAAAGCGCCGTGGCCGCCCACCGAAGAAAGCCGCCGATGCAAGCGACACCGCAGACTGACACCGAGTCACCCGTAACCGCCGCAGAGCTTGCGCAGTTCATCGGCGTGGCTTCTGATGACGCGCTATTGGACGGCATGCTGATTGCAGCCACCGATGCCGTCATCCGATACATCAACCAAGACCTGATTCAGCGCGAGTGGGTCGGTATTGTGCCCGTTCCGAAATCCGCACGGCTGCAATTGTCTCCATACGTTGACCCGTCTACCACGTTTGAACTGCCATACACCGCGCTTGTGTCGGTGGAATCTGTGACGGGCAATGACGACGAGGCATTGGAGTACACGCTTGAAGCCCAACGCAGGCCCGCCAAGATCACGGTGCATGGATGGGACTTTCTGAGCGAGATCCGCATTGAATACACCGCTGGCATGGTGACGATTCCCGCATCTATCAAAAGCGCCATCATGATGATGGCCGCTTACCTGTATGACCATCGCGGCGACTGTGACGCTGACGGCGGCATCAAAAAGTCTGGCGCGGCTATGCTCTTGCGCCCGTACCGGGTCTAGGTGAGCCTGTGAAGTGCTGTGAAATCACATCAGGCATGTTGCGCGAGCCGCTGACGATTCAGCGCAAGGTTGCCGTGTCTGACGGCATGGGCGGGCAGGCGATCCAATGGATTACCCTAGCCACCATCCGCGCCCATGTGGCCCCGCTATCGGGCCGTGAAGTCGTGCAAGCCATGCAGCTACAGGCCAGCATCACCCACCGCATTTACATGCGCTACAGGGCCGATCTGACGCCCGCTGACCGTATCGTTATGCGCGGCCAGCCGTTGCAAGTGCGCGCTATCATCAACGTCGAGATGCGCAATCGGTGGCTTGAGCTTGCTTGCGATCAGGGGGTGGCAACGTGAGGACCGCAGGACTTACCGGCACGGCTGAACTGCAACGGGCTTTGCGAGAGTTCGGAATCAATGCTGACCGTGAGTTGATGGCAATTGTCAAAGGCACGGCGCAGAATGTGCGCACGCACGCGATCAAAAGCATTCAGCGCGGCACCAAGTCTGGCGTGACGTACAAAAAGACAAACCCGAACCGCACGCACCGCGCATCGGCACCAGGTGAGGCGCCGGCAACCGATACGGGCAGGCTGGCAGGCAGCATCCGTGCTGACATTGAAGGCAAGAGCGCCGAAGTCTCTGCCAACACCGAATACGCCTCGCCGCTTGAGTTCGGCACTCAAAAAATAGAGCCTCGCCCATTCCTTTTTCCAGCGCTTGAAAAAGAGCGCACGGCATGGGAGCGCCGCCTGAATGGCATCGTTGAGAAAGCTGCGAAGGGGATCATCAAATGATGCAAGAGGAAATCCAAGCCGCGATTTTTGCGCAGGTCTCAAGCATCGGTTATCCGGTGTTTGACCATGTGCCGCAAGATACGGCATTCCCGTACATCGTGATTGGTGACGACACGTCTATTCCATGGGATACGGACGACAGCCTAGGCAGCGAGACAACTTGCACCATTCACATCTGGTCACGTCATCGCGGGCGCAAAGAGGTCAAAGAGATTTGCCGCACCATTTACGAAAAGCTGCACCGTGCCGAATTCCCCATTATTGGCGGCACACTGGTAGAATGCCAAGCTGAGTTTGAAGAGTCATTCATGGACCCGGACGGACTCACGAGGCACGGCGTTATGCGCTTTCGCCTGACGATTGACCAGGGCGAATACGCTAACACTTACCTTACTGCTGAGGATGGGGCATTGCTCCAAACAGACGCAGGTTTTTACATCGTGAAGGACTGATATGACTGCATTTGTTGGCCGCAAGGCTGTATTGAGCTTTGGCTCTCCTTTGGCAGCTATCGCTGCTCTTCGCACCAAGACGATGACGCTCGGCAATGAGGTTATCGACGTGACCAGTGATGACGATGCGGGCTTTCGCGCTTTGCTGGACGACCCGGGCACCAAGACGCTTGACATGAGCTTTGAAGGCGTCACCAAAGACGTGGCCAGCCTTAACAGCCTGATCACTTTGGCCATGAGCGGTACCGACATCGTGGACACGTTCTCGATTCTGTTTCCCAGCATCGGCACCATGGCAGGCCCGTTCGCTCTGACCTCTTTTGAGATCGGCGCACCGTACAACGAAGGCTCCACCTTCAGCGCGTCGATTCAATCGGCTGGCAAGTTCACTTGGACTAGCATTCCGTAATGAGCTCAGTATTCAAAGAAGTCTCGCTGGCATGGGATGGCAAGGCCTACACGGTTAAGCCTACCATGCAGCTACTCAACCGGATTGAACAGCGCGTGAGCATCGCCGGGCTGGTGCGCGGGTTGTCTTCGGACTCCCCGCCGCTGTCTCACTTGGCGTTCGTAACGGGTGAGTTTCTTCGCGCTGGTGGTTGCCGGGTTGAAGATGATGAGATTTACCGCGAACTGATGACGGGTGAAGTGGCCGATCTGCTGGCTATGCGTGACGCGATTTTGGCGGGCATCTTTCCAGAGCCCAAAAAAAAAGGCGTGACGCCGGAGTAATTCTGGCCGATGTGGAATGGGGCCAGTTCTATGTGCTGGCTATTTCATGGGGCTTGCAGCCGTCTGAGTTCTGGGCAATGTCACCTGCTGAGTGGTGGCTGATTTACGAATCAAAGCGCCCGCGAGACAAAGAGACTGACTACGCTGGAAGCCTCACTGATATGGACTGTGCCGACCTGGCCGAAATGTTGGAGTAGATATGGCAACGATTGGACGGCTGGCGGTACAGATCACGGCAGAGACGGCTGGGCTTGCTGCTGGCCTGAAATCGGCTGATGGGCAGATCACAACATTTGGCCAAAAAGCCGATATGCTTGTGGGCAAGCTAAAAATGATCGGCCCCGCTGCCGCATTGGCTGGCGCTGGGCTTGCCGGGGCAATGATTCGCAATGTTGCCAACACTGCCGACGCATTGGCAAAGCTAAGTGCAAAGACGGGTGTTGCGGTTGAAGACCTGAGCCGCCTACAGTACGCGGCGGGGCTTTCTGGCGTGTCAAATGAGCAGCTAAGTGGATCGTTGACTAAGCTGTCAAAGAACATGGCAGACGCCGTTAATGGATCTGGCGATGCTGCGGGAGCTTTCGATGCCATGGGGTTGTCTGTAAAAAATGCAGACGGCACACTGAAGAGCCAGCGCCAAGTGCTGGAAGAGTTGGCTGACAAGTTCCAAGGCTATGCAGACGGTGCTGAAAAATCAGCCCTTGCACAGCGGGTTTTTGGGCGATCCGGCGCTGACCTGATCCCGCTGCTGAATGCAGGCGCGGCAGGCATCAAAGACATGGCAGATGAATCCGACCGGCTGGGCAACACAATCAGCACAAAGACTGCCAAGGCTGCGGAACGATTCAACGACAACATCACCCGGCTTGAAACGGCAGTTGGCGGATTGTCAAGGCGCATTGCCGGGCCAATGATTCAATCTTTGGCGGACATGACAGACCGCATGAACGAAGCTCAAAAGTCCGGCAGCGGCTTGCTGGGCATTTTAGACGCCATTATCAAAGGCGGGTCAGGCAAGCGAACAAACATTGAGGACGCAGCCAACGACGTTAAGTCGCTTTGGAAAGAGTACAACAAGCTGCAAGACATGACGGCAGGTCAAGATGTTGGCTCAGAGGCTGTAACCAAAGCGGAGATGGCGTATTCCAAATACATGGACGCCATGCGCAATTACAACAAGCTCCTTACCGATCAAATTGCCGGTGAGCAAAAATTAAACGAGGTTCGCAGCGCTCCGGTTATTTCTAATGGAGACACCCCAGGCAAGCCAGATAAAGTTGCAGGCGGCGGCGCAGCGGCAAAACCTATCGGAAGCATCTTTGACGATGGCGACCCAGTGGCAAACGAGCTTGCAAAGCGCTTTGAAGAAAGTGATTCTGGAGATGCTGCTATTGCGCGGCAAGAAGCGCGTGACAAAGAATACGCCGCTTACACGGAAGACCTAAACCGCAAGCTGCTGGCTCTGACTGAATACACGAAAACAGAAGAGCAACTGATTCTTGATCGTCAGACAAAGCAAACTGAAGACTTGATATTGCTTCGGGAAGAAGGTCTTATCACTGAGCAGGACTACATGCTTAGAGAGCAAGACATGGCGATGAAACACATGGAAGAGCTGGCTCGCATCCGTGGCAATGGCGAAAAAGCAATCACTGACATAACCAGAATGAACTGGAGCGAAAGAGCTAGCTTCATGATCGGCAAAATGGCCGAAATGACTGCTGGCATTGCCTCAAGTTCCAAGGCCGCGTTCAACATCAACAAGGCCGCAGCCATTGGGCAGGCCATCATGGACACGCAAGCTGGTGCAGCCCGAGCACTGAAAGACTTTCCAGCACCATGGTCTTACGCTGTGGCTGGCGCAACGTATGCGCAAGGTATCGCAAGGGTGAGCGCCATCAAGTCGCAGCAGTTCGGCGGTAGTGGTGGTGCTGGCGGTGCCGGTGGATCAACATCACTCCCATCCGCGCCAAGCAACAGCGCAGCGGCAGGCGGTCAAGCCATGAACCAAACCATCTCAGTCCAAGGCATAAGCTCAAGCGACCTATTCTCAGGCGATGCCGTGCGCACCCTGATCGACCGACTCATTGACGCGCAGAGAAACGGCGCTAGGATCGTACTTGCATGATCTACATTCAAAGCGACTACAGCCCAACGCCAGACCTGAAGCACGCCCGTATCGGGTGGCAGAACCTCACATTCGGGCGCACGCCTACGGCCAGCAGCAGCGCGGTAGGCTTTCCTGCTATCGCGGCCACCTACCCTACAACCTTTGAGTTCTGGAAGCCCACCAGTGCAACATCAACATGGACGGTTGATTTGGTCACGTCACCAACTGTTGATTTTATCGGCCTGGTTGGCGACATGAACGGCTGTACTGTTGCTGTTCAATCCAGTACAAATAACAGCACTTGGAC